TGCTGTCTCGGCTATCAGTAATAAAGGAGAACCCTCACCTACCTTAACACCACCTTTAGCAAATTGCGCCCTCTGCCTTGCCTCAGTCTTATCTCCTGCCCTACGCCTAAGCCTCTCTTCCTCAACTCCACGCTGTTCTTCTGCTAACGCCTGTGACTCAGATAAAGACTGTTCCAAGTCAGCCTGTGCTTCTGTATCCTTTCCTGCCTGTAACGTACCAGTTACATCAAGGGCAGTGCCGCCGGCAATCAAACCCGTACTTGTTACTTTTCCTATTGTTGCTGCCAATGCCTTAGAAGCACCTAATTTAGTTGCTACCAATGTCGTCAATCCTGCCATTATATCACCCTCGCATAGAGCCAATGATCTTGCTGTTTACTGTTATATTTTCTCAACAACCCCTCCTGCTTATATCCTAGTCTATCAACCCATTTCATACTTACTGTATGGTCTTTTAATACAATTGATTCTATTCTGTGCAAATCATACTTTATCTGCATTTCGTTCAGGAAATCCCTTATTGTACGATGCACCCATATTTTATGGTTAAGAAGCAGGTTAGATGTAAGCAGCCAACCCGAACCAACACCCTCCCACAACAACACCATGCCGCCAATAAAGATTATATAGCCATCATCATCAATGCCTGTATACGCATCCCCTTTTCCTCCCTGTGCTTCGATAATATCAAGAGAACCACGAATCCCCATTACCACTTGCCTATCAAAATCCCTTAAATCAATCTGTTTTAAATGTTTCACGTGAAACGGAATTAACTCAGGGATTATATATCTCCTATATCAAGCACGCCTGTTATTGATAATACGGTAAGAGGATACGGCTGAGTCTGCTTTATATTAATCCTGCCGTGTTTATCGTATCCAAGATTATTAACTTCAAAATCATCTGTATAGATAGGCGGTTCAGCATCCATAGCATCGGCAGGAGTTCTAGTCTCTACCTGATCACCATTTATCGTACCACCAATAGTTTTATAGAATCTGGCATTTATTGACGACCACCCCTTGACAACTCCCTGTATCGTACCCTGTTCTGTCTGTATATCAGGACGCACCGTATCAACGTCTGTCGTATAGGCCAAACCAACCTCTACCTCAGTAGCAGCCCTCTCAAGTGTTATTGAACCTGAAGATACCGTTTTGTTCGGATGAACAGCGCCATTAGCAATAACCGCAACAGACTCTCCCTCAAGATGGCTCAAGCCTGTAATTGTAGTGGTAGATGTACTGTTATAAATAATCGCACTATCTGTATTAAGCTGATCCCACTGATTAAACTCTGTCGCACCAGACCACGCATCTTCATCAAAATACTCAATGTTCCTGATAATAGAACCATTCACTGTTCTATTAACAACTACCCATACCTGATCTTTACCCGACACAGGTATAGTCGTAACACTTTCGATTATACCCGTAGCGCCTGTTGTGTGCCGATGCCAACCCACTATCTGTTGCGCCCTGTCATACGTCATGCCTAGTAACTGCCCGTCATTCCTCACCATCCATACAACTGAATCAGGCTCCTGCTGATAAGCAATATCGTTAATCCCACCTTCGGTTATGTGTTCCGCAAGTAATGACAAATCAGGAGCATTAAAAGAATCACTTTCAAATACAAAAACAAACTCTCTCAACTTCCGCTTCGATCTCTGCACAAACAACGTCACCTCACCAACACGTACTGGCTGTAATGACGAACTTCCATACGTAGTCTCATCATCAATCTTAATATTAGTCGGTGACATTGCGGCATCGTTTGTCGTGCCAATAGTAAACTCACCGCCATACGTACCAACTCCAAGCTTCTTCTTGGGAGATAACCACCGTATAGGATTCTGACCTGTTATAGTAAAATCTAAACTATCGTCATCATTAGTACCGACAGCAAAACTTTCAAAGTCATCTATAACACTCCCCCATATTGTCTGTGGCTGTGTATCTGTTCTCGCATAAAACAATCTCTGTTCGTAAAACCCTACAGCAGCAGGAAACCCTCTTGTCGCAGACCATGAAGCAACCTCAAGTGTCCACAGGCCACCGACAGCAGCCGTTGTGCTGTCAAGCACATGAAGCACCTCTGCCTTCACAACTGTGGTTGAGGTAACAGCCGTTATCTTTGCAAGACCGTTATTGATCTTTATAAACTTACCTACATCTCCACCATTAGGAGCAGAAGTAGTCCTCCATCCAGTAGCACTAAGCGTCATGTTGACGATAGCACCCACAGGACCTACCGCAGCAGGAGTCAATGTCGTATTCGGCGAACCTGTAATTACCCAATCACCATCTGCCAATGCAGTACCTGTAAATGTACTGGTAACATCCATTGTCACCGTATCAGGTGATGTAGCAGTAATATGAGACACAATAACCCCAACGCCAGTACCAGACACAATAGTGCGCCCAACATCAGAAACTAAGAATAAATCTTCTGTTGTGTAATCAGGCGTAACTGTCACACCATCGCCACTTGTCGCGCTTAAAGTCAGCGATTCGTTAGTACCATCACCTAAATCCGTATCTGCAACAAAACTTGGAGCAGGGCCAAACGCGATAACCGACAAAGACCACGATGTATGACTTGCCCTCGTAAGCTTCCTCGGTGCATAATCCTTATGAGTAATATATAATACATCCGCAGATTGAGCAAAATGAAGGTCAAACAGGTCAGCAGCCACATAGGGAGTAGATACGCCAATTGGACTCCCACCACCTATCCTTGCCTGATTACGATAAAACCTGATATGCAAATCAGTAAATTCGAGTACATAGGCATCTGTCACACTAAACTGAAAGGTAACGACTCTTGTTGCCTGTGTACTGTCCTTTACTTCATTTACATATCTTAATCCCGGTCTACGCGTGAACCCGCCCTGCGGAAAGATAGTCGCATTTTCCATCTTCTCAACGCCATTTATATATTTATTAAAGTCGATGCGTGAGTTAAGTTTCGGACTAATCTCTCCTGTAGTGAATGCAGTAAATATATTCTGGACTCTAGGCATTAACGAGCAGTACCTCCACCTGCCACCGGAATACTTGAGGGTGATTCAATTCCACGCCTTACACTGACAAGCACCCTGTTCTTCATTACATTATACGTACCTTCCTGACTATCATGTGTTCTCGCGGTCTGCGTCTTAAACTCTGCAACATTAGCAAGCGCATCCGCAAGCGCCTTATCCCTCTTTATCGGCATAGCGATATTAGCTGCAATTTTAAATACAAGAGCATCAGTGAACAGATCATCAAACTCTACCGTATTCGTTACCCTTGCTATGTATTTAAGGTTAACACCATCAAGATCGGTTAGTAACTTCCGCCCCTCCACCTTCCACTCCTGCGTAGAGTTCCACATTTCTAAAGCACGTAAACAATATGGATCGGTAGGGAGAGAGTAAGAGTAGGTAAACTCAAAATCAGGGCCAGTAGCATCTTGAGACAACGTCTGCCTTCTCAATGCAAAATTATACGTATATTGCCTTAGCATGGAATCCCTTGTGTGAATGTACCATCTGCGTACAATATCACCATGTGTAGTAACATCAGAATCAAGGTTAGAGATTGTAGCTGCTCCAACCTCTACCAATGCTGCATTTGCTATCTCTGTATTGCTATTCATATAGCTTCCTTAAAAACGGTGAGGGTGGCGAAAAGGATAAGACCACCCCCACCAACCAGCGAAAACTTAACCATTCATTGTGTAAAAAACATACATCTTTACTGACAGAGAAGTTCCGCCAGTAGTCACCGTCGTTAGTGTCAGGTCAACTGTATCAGCGGTAGTATATTCATACTCTACACCGTATGTACCCGCACCAAGAGCTTCCTCAAATGTAGTGGTAGATGTCGTGCTTGCAGTGCCCATTGCAAGAGCAGAACAATATCTGTTAGGGTCTACGCCATCACCAACCTCTACAGTAACAGTACCGCCTAAATCTTCCCATTTGAGATAACTTAAATGCTGATCGACAATAGCTCCTTTTGGAAGCGACACCATCTGAACAACATCGCCAGTTGCCTCTGTGCCAGCCAGAGTATAAGTACCTATCTTACACCTTAAAGCCGAACCGTTACGATTAAACTCACCACGCACAGGCGGTGATGCCGCATCGTTTGTTAATTGCGTACTCAATAAAGTTGCCATCTTTTTACCTCTCTTTCAAAAGTTTAATTTCTACTTAAATAAGATTAAACATGATTACCACTTTTAAGATGGCTTACATGCAATTTCTACCACAGCTTCATCTTCGATTCGTACAGCACCCATGTCCAGATAACTCCAAACCTGAGTAGCATAATTCTTCGTAGACTCTTCTGTGATTCTTGTTTCTCTCAACCTTCCGATACCAAGCCCCATAGATTCACCCTGAAAGCAAATTACCTGAGTATCAGAATTGGAATCAGTAGTAAGCCTTTCTGAATGAATCCACTTGAAACCAAGATAAGTGTCTATCTCTCCCATGACCAACGCACGAATCACGTTGTAATCAGCAGATGTCACTTTCTCAAGGGCAAGCATGGCTTCCATCTGAATTGCATCAAACACTAAGAACCTTGAGTCTTTCCTTACCTCATTCGCGTCAAGTATTCGCTTTGCGGCAAGCACTTTATCAAGGTTAAGAAATGCATCAGAACCACCGCCACCAATCTGGATAGTAACTTTCTGCCCAGACGGTAATGCCTGAGAACCAGAACCTGTCTCACCAGTTGCAGCAGTGCCGAGTAGAGCAGCAATGATGATGTCATCCTGAGTCCTACCTATAGCCGAACCCTGAGATTTAGCGTAAGGATTAGTAGGGTCAATAAGCGTCCTGATCTGATCAGGATCATCAATCAAGTCAGCTACGGTATATGGCGCTAACGATGCCATACGTCTTGAGTGAGGGGTGTCCTGTTGCATGGTGTCAGCATGACGTGATGTAAGCTGAACCATAGTTTGCAGGCCGAGCCTGTCAAAGAATACGTTTTTCCCGGTAACATTTTCTTTAACCTGAACGGCATTGATAAGACGACTATCATCCTGTTGCGACAGATGAATTATATTCGATCTGTACTGTTGGACAAAGGCCGCTGTGATTTCTGTAGACATAACGATACCTCCCGAAATTAAATTAAAATTCTATTCATTTCCGAAAGGTATCAGTCTTGGTAGGCTGCTTTCTTGCGATTAAGTCGCCACTCTAATAGTCTATACTATCATGCACTCAAGCTCTTTCGAGTGTATCCTGAGAGTCCTAATATCTAATATACAACCGCTTCCGGTTCAGGGTGAGCCTCAACCATAAGCTGTCGCATTTGTTCTACTGCCGCATCGTGAGTAGGGTCTTTCTTTTCATAGTATGCCTTCTTAAAATTAGGGTCACGATTAAGCTTATCAATCTCTGCCTGTGCCTCCTGAGGAGTCCTGATATGAGATGTGTGTGATAGCCCTTCCACTTTTCCTTCAACAAGATTCTTACCCATACTATAGACAAGCGTGATAAGAGCAGGATTGTCTTTTACAAGAGCCTCTATTTCATCTGTGCCGTATTGATTCAGCACTTCTTCAGCAATTTTCACTCTTTCATCAAAAGCATTGCCCCACTCTTTTTTAAGTTCTCCCATAGCATCTACACCCGCCTGTTGTGTACTGGCCGCCTGAGATGAAACCTGTGTCTGATTCCATTTCATAAGCGCATTTGCCTGAGAAGAATTAAGCCCTATCTTATGAGCCTCGGCAAGAAACGATTTCTCTGTTGTGTCATCATACGTCTGACCTTCAGGCATGTCAGGTCTTTCAACCTTATACCCCTCCACCGTCTCAGGTCTGCCGAGCTTATTATACAATTCATCCATACCTGAAGTATCACCGTCATCCGGCAGCCTGATACTCTTACTGATAAAGTCATTCGCATCTACAAGCCGTTTCGCCATTGATGTTAAGTCCTTTGTCTCCTGAATCACCTTGTTATTCCTTAAATCTTCAGGTATGGTGTCCCTCCAATTATCAACTGAAATAACATGGTCTTTCGTTAAAGTAGTATCCTGCGTACCTGCCGTTGTGTCTACTGACGTATCTTCTGGCATAAATCCTCCTTATTAACAAGTTTAATCTTTCTAAGCATCGCTGCTTTCATCGTATCTAAATAATTTATGTAATCTTTAATGGGCGCATCTTTATTCATAGGTTCGGAATAAACAATCTCTCTATCGTCATATTCAATAATCGTAGTAATTAAATTTACTCCCTTAACAATCACAATAATTCCATCTCATATATTATCGAAGCGTATGTTTCTTTCTTTATTGCCGATGCCTTGAGTCTGTCTAATATAAACCGCAGCATTAACTGCTTCCCATACATTATCTCTGTAGATTCAATATCAGGATATTCAGCATAATCCTTTATCTCTTTAAGTACCCTGTAACCATTGTCTTTTCCGAATGTCTGTACCCAATGATTTATTTTAGGTTTTTTCTTTTCAGGCACTACGCCACCGCCTTAGTCACTTTAGAGAACGCATCCGCAGCAGTAGCGGCCTCCTCAGTTGTCTTGGCATCCTGTGCATCCTGCGCCCTCTTATTACGAATAGCGTCTATATCATCCTGTGAGTTTACATACCTCTCATTTACATTAAGCATCTTTGCGCTGTCTTTAAATATCTCGGTGAAATCAGGAATATCCATAACCTCCGGGTTAGCGGCAGCAATCTGAATTATCTGCTCAAGCCATTGCTTCACGGCATTAATCTCGCTCATTCTCTGCGATCTGGCAAGTGGGCCAACGTATTCAATATTAAGCGGTCTACCCTCCATTGCTTCCGGTATCGGCGCAAAAGCATTAGCTCTGAGCATTATACCAAAAGCACGCTCTACCATAGGAGCTAACTGTGCTTCAAGCCTGCCGAACACAGGGCCTAATAACCTCTGCATCAACTCAAATATAATAGTAGATTCCGTTGCCGTCATCTGAGCCTGCTTTTGAAGTTGTATCTGGTCGGTAAAGTAACACTCCTTTATCGCAGTTCTTAATTGCTCCCTCTCCTCAACAGACACCTCCCACCTTGCCTGTGACGTCAAAGCGCCTTTCTGTATAGCCTCTATCATATGAAGAGGTACAGGGATATTAGTTCCCGGAACATCATCAATGTCAACTCCAAGGTTTTCAGGTACTAATCTGGAAGGTTTAATATCTTTCGCCCATGCCTGCTGCATATAAGAAGTCGCAGCGTTAAGAGTACGTATATCAGGGAGTGCCGTATCCGTAGGCCCCCTGCCATACATCTCCCCACTCGCCTTTGACCATCTCGGCACAATATAAGGAAATTCAAAATACCCTGATTTCTTTGTCATAATTTCATCTTCCAGAGATACATAAATATCCGTATACTCCCACGCATCATTACCAAAGCCTTTACGTGTTTTCTGATATTCTTTTATCGGCATAGTTACATGGATAAACGGAATTTCATCATTA